GTACGGTTTGGCAAGACCGCGCTCGCCGATGAGGTGTTCCAGCAAGTGAAAGACGGCATCGTCCGCAACGTCAGCGTCGGCTACATGATCCACGCCGCCATTGAGGAATCGCGCGATGCCACCGGGTATCCCACCGTGCGCGTCACGGATTGGGAGCCTTACGAAATTTCCATGGTTGCCGTGCCGGCCGATGCGTCTGTCGGCGTCGGCCGCGCCATGGACACCTCCGAATCGCCATTTATTCAAGAAAGGATTATCGCCATGACCACAGAAAACACCGTCGACGTCGGCGCCATCGAAAAGCAGGCCCGCGACAACGAACTCAAGCGCACCGCCGCCATCATCGCTACCGCCGAGCAGTTCGCCGGCAACGCTACCGTGCAGGCGCTCGCCAGCCAGGCCGTACGCAATGGCGCCAGCCTCGACGATTTCCGTGCGCAAGTCATGGAAAAACTTGCCGTCGCCGCGCCCACGCCGGCCATCGGCATGACCGCTGCCGAGCAGCGTCGTTACAACGTGCGCGGCGCCATCCTGGCCGCCGCATCGGGCGATTGGTCGAAGGCCGGTTTTGAACGTGAAGCCTCCATCGCCATCGCCAAGCGCAATGGCAGCGACCCGGCCAACGGCGGTTTCTTCGTGCCTTACGAAGTGCAGCAGCGCGACATGACATCAGCCGGCGCTTCCGGCTCCAACTACCTGGTCGCCACCGACAACCTCGCCGGCAGCTTTATTGACCTGTTGCGCGCCCGCGCCGTCGTCGCCCAGCTCGGCGCCACCATGCTGCCCGGCCTGGTCGGCAACGTCACCATCCCGAAGCAGACCGCCGCCAGCACCGCCTACTGGCTGACCAACGAAGCCACGGCTATCACAGAAAGCCAGCCGACCATCGGCCAGCTCGCGCTGACGCCGAAGACCGTCGGCGCCTATACCGAGCTGTCGCGCCTGATGCTGTTGCAGGGCACCCCGGCCGCTGATCGCCTGGTGATGGACGACTTCGCCAAGGTGCTTGCGCTGGCCATCGATGCCGCTGCGCTGACCGGCCCTGGTTCCGGTGGTGCGCCGACCGGCATCACCGCTACAGGTTCCATCGGTTCGGTATCCGGCACATCGCTCGCTTACGCCGGCATGCTGGAATTCCAGTCGGACATCGCTGGCAACAATGCGCTAACCACCGGCTGCGCCTACGTGACCACCCCGGCGGTCGCCGCCTTGCTGGCCGCGCGCGTCAAGTTCAGCAGCACGGCATCGCCGCTGTGGGACGGTTCGCTCATCGACGCCAATGTCTGCGGCTTCCGTGGCGCGGCCACCACGCAGATGACGGCGAGCGCCATGCTGTTCGGCGACTTCTCCCAAGTCATTATCGGCGAATGGGGCATGTTGGAGCTGGCTGTCAGCAATAGCGAAGGCAACAACTTCAAAGCCGGCATCGTCGGCGTGCGTGCCTTCCAGACAGTCGATGTGGGCATCCGCAACGCGGGCGCCTTCTCCCTGGCTACCTCGATCACCTGATCGTGCGCATTCAGGTTCTTCGTGCCTTTTGCATCGCCGGCCTCCGTCAGGAGGTCGGCAGCATCATCGACGTGGCCGATTCGCTCGGCCGCGAAGTGGTGCAGATGGGCAAGGCCGCAATCGCCAGGGAACCCGACGCCGCTCCGGCGGCTGTCGAGTCTGCCACGCGCCGTACCTCAAAAAAGGACAAGTAATGCATAACTTTCCGAAAGCATCAATCGCGGTTGCCTTGATCAATGCGGCGAGCTGCGCTAATACCGCCGCCGCCACGGGCAGCGCGGTCAACCTGATGGCCTCAGATTTTGACGGCCCGATGGAATTTACGCAGAACATTGGCGCCGTCACCGGCACCATCGTCGGCAAGATTCAGGACAGCGCCGACGGTTCGACCGACTGGCAGGATGTATCCGGCGCTGCCTTCGCCAGCGTCGGCACCGCCAACAACACCCAGCGCATCGTCGTCAATGCACAGGCCACGCGGGGATATGTGCGTTACCTCGGCACCATTGTGACCGGCCCGGCGCTGGTCGCTGTGACTTGTAGCGGCACGCCGAAAACCGTCTGATGAGCTTCGCCGAAGACCTCTCCCCGTTTCTTGCTGACTTCGGCGTGCCTGCCGTGGTCGGCGGGGTGACGGTGGTCGGCATTTTCGACAACTACTATGCCGAGCTGATGGGCATCACCGCCGGTTCATCGCCGACGCTGATCGCCAAGGCGGCCGATTGCTCGGATGCCGCCGTCGGCAATGCCGTCACGGTCGGCACGGTCGGATTCACCGTTGCATCGGTCGAACCTGACGGCAGCGGCCTTGTCGTGCTGCGCCTCAAATGAGCACGCGCGAAACCATCCTCGCCGCCGTCGCCACGGCGCTGGTTGCGCTGGCCGGCGGGCGCGTGTACCGCTCTCGCCGCGAGCAGATCGCCACGCTGCCGGCCGTCAATATCCTGCCCGACAGCGAAAGCGCCACCGAATACGCCCTCGGCGCGATGGATCGCCGCCTTACGGTGTCGATCCAGGTGCTGGCGAATGGCGACACGCCAGACGCCGCCGCCGACAGCGTGCTGTCTGCCGCCTGGGCCGCGCTGTATGCGACGCCCGACCTCGGCCTCGGCAACGCCGTGCAGCTCGATCCGGCGCATGAGATCGCCTGGGATTTTGAAGATTACGACTACGCGCGCGCCACCTTGCGCGTGACTTATCTTTTCCGCACCGCCACCGGGAGCATGTAAATGGCCAGATATATCCGCAATACCGTTGTCCTCGCCAAGACCGAAGTTACTTATGCGCTCGATCCGACGCCCACCGGCGCGGCGAATGCCGTGCTGGCCTCGAACGTCAGCATCGACGTGGCCTACAACAACGTCGACCGCGACCTGATCCGTGGCTATTTCGGCGGCAGCGACCAGCTCGTCGGCACGCGCTCGGTGAACATCGGCTTCGATGTCGAGCTGGCAGCCAGCGGCGATGCAGGCGTGACCGAGCCGGCCTGGGGGCCGCTGCTCAAGGCCACCGGCTTTGCCGGCACCGATGCGGGCACCTATTGGGAATATGTGCCGGTCAGCACCACGCTGCCGTCGGTCACGCTCTATTACTACCTCGACGGCGCGCTGCACATCGTCAAGGGCGCGCGCGGCACCGTCAGCTTCAAGATGGGCATCGGCGAGCGGCCGTTGATGTCGTTCAAGTTCATCGGCCTCGATGGCGGCCTGACGGCCGTTTCCAACGCCGTGCCGACCCTCACCGCCTGGAAGACCCCGCAAGTCATCACCGACACCAACACCGGCGACGTGACATTCGGCTGCACCTACGCCACCGGCGCGATCAGCGGCGGCACCGCCTACACCTCGCAGGGATTGAACATCGACCTGAATGCCGACGTGAAGTTCACGCCGCTGTTGGGCGCGGAAACCGTCGATCTGGTGGATCGCTCGATTACTGGCAGCGTGTCGCTCGATCTGACGGCCGCCGATCAGGTCACCTTCAAGACCGCCGTCGATGACAATACCACCGCCGCGCTCGGCTTTACGCACGGCACCGCCAGCGGCAACATCATTGTGCTGTATGCGCCCGTCGTGCAGCGCATCAACCCGAAGTCGGTCGACGTGAATGGCCGCCTGCTGCTCGGCTATGACCTGCGCCTGTTGCCCAGCACCGGAAATGACGAACTGAAGATCGTCGCCAAATGATCCGTCTGATCCCGCACCCGACCTTCAAGGCGCGCGTGAAATTCACGCAGCCCGGCGCGGAAGATGCGCTGGTCGAGTTCGAATTCCGCCACAAGCCACCCGCCGCGCTGGCCGCCTGGTGGCAGGCCGCGCAAGACAAGCCGATGGCCGCGGCGCTGGCCGAAGTCATCGTCGGCTGGACGGGGGTGATCGACGAAGCCGGCGCCGAGGTGCCGTTCGCCGTCGATCCGCTCGCTGCCTTCATCGCCGGCCATGCGCCGCGTGCATCCGAACTGCTGGGCGCGTATCTGCGCGAATTGACCGAGAGTCGACAAAAAAACTGAAAGCGGCTGCCGTGCGCCTGGTCAAGGGCGACACCGGCAGCCGGATCGACGACGAAGTGATGCAGGCCGCCGAAGCGATGGGCCTGCAAGTAGACGCAGCATCGCAGCAAAGCGGCGGCCTGGAAGTCTGGCCGGAAAATGAATCAACCGTGAAAGTGTTTATTGCGATGGGAACCCAATGGAATGTCGGCATGGCAGGCGCCATCGGTCTGCGTTATGAAGCGCTGCCCGTCGTGATGAAACTCACCAACGTGCCGCCCGCTGAGCGCGCCAGCGTCTTCGCCGGCCTGCGCCTCATGGAACGCGCCGCGCTTGAGGAATTCAGCCATGGCCGATAACAACACCAAGATCGTCATCACCGCGCAGGATCAAGCCAGCGCCGCGCTGAACAACATCGGCAAGAGCCTCGGTGGCCTCAACAGCGCCGCCACCAGCCTGATCCCGCAGCTCGGTGCGCTGACAGGTGCGCTGTCGGTGGGCGGTATGGTCGCTTGGGCCACCGGGGTGATCGACGCCGCCGACAACATCAACGACATGAGCCAGCGCATCGGCGT